GATTTCATCCAATGGCAAAAAGAAAATGGCGATGACTTTGATAACATTAATGATTCTGCCCAGGCTTACATTAATGCCAAAAATGTCGCTGCTAAATTTGAAATGATGCATGGCAAAGAATACAGAAAAAACAACAATACTTTGAAGGTCGTATGGCTTATGAATACTTTCAAAGACAAATCAAAGCACACGATAAAATTCGCTCCATGCCCATACAACCTGTTTATTATTCCGCCATTGACAAAATGGGCTACCGTGGATTTGATGATGATTTTATTTTTGGATGATTCAAAATGCTAATGAGTGCCGAACCCCATGTGCTAAATTGGATATTTCCAATCGTTACTACCATGATTTTCTATTTATTGGTTAAATAAAAGGAATCCCCATGCTACAAATAATCATCCGCATATTCTTACTATACTTACCCGCCATCCTTTTTTGGCTCGCTGTCATTGCTGGATTATTTGGCTATGAACTATAATCGCCCAATCATCATTACACTGCTTGCTGTGCTGTCGCTTTGTGTCAGTACGTTAGCTCGTGCCGAACCTGCACCAGTGCTACCAACAACACCGCCCCCTGCAAATGACCCAATCTATCCAACCCCAACAAATCCGCCCCCTGGCGGATTGCCGACCACTGCCCCTAATGACCCAAAACCCCCATCAAAAAAACCCCCATCAAAATGGGGAAAAGTAAAAGACAATCTAAAAAAAATTGCCAAGCCAAATCCCTATGAAATTGGGGTTGAGCTTGGCATAATGGGACTTGGTGCATTAGTTGATCATCTGCTTGACCCTGCCAACAACGCCCCCCAAAAATACCCAGTCAATGGCTGTGGTCATAGCCACATGTATGGGGATATACGCATGGGCAAGGGCAAGCCCTTCGACTGGTATCCTAGCTTGGTTTGCGAAGATCGTGGACAAACCTACACAGTCCCTTATAAATCACCCTTGGGTAAGATTGGCACCTCATATAGAATGCAGTGTGCTAATGGCTTTGAGTTTTTCAACGTTTGCTATGACTACGATGTGATAAACCCACACCCCCAGCCACAACCACAGCCAAGCCCAAATCCTGCTCCTGCTCCTGCTCCTGCGGTTGAGCCACAGCCAAGCCCGTCGCCTAGTCCTGCACCTGAGCCACAGCCAAAGCCTAGCCCACAGCCAAGCCCGTCGCCTAACGATAAGCCCCAAGACGAAACCAAACCCTTTGAACTCCCAGAATTTTGTAAATGGGCTTCATGGTTTTGTGAAGGTGATTTAGATAAAAAAGATACTGACATTGATATTGATGAAATGCCAATACCCACAAACTCGATAAACATTAGTTTTGGTGGTTCATGCCCTACCCCCAAAATTTTTCATTTTCCATTGGTGGTCGCTCCATGGTATTTTCTATGTCTTTTGATTCACTTTGTAAAATTGCAACTTCATTTGGCGGCATTGTTAAAATCATATCAACAATCATCGCCGCTTATATTCTGACGGGTATTAAATCATGAGATTTGCTGGCTTATCATCCCTTTTATCAAGGGTCTTGGACTCTTGGGGTTCAGGATTGTTAAAAAACGTTTTAGCGGGTGCTGGTCTTACATTTGGCAGTACTGTTGTAATGACTTCACTGGTTAATAGTTATGTTGCTCGCATTCGTTCAGATATTAATTTGATTCCTGATACTGTTCTTTCTTTTATGTCCATGTCTCAAATGGATTATGCTTTTTCGGTTATTTTATCCGCTCTTGTTTCTCGTGCTGCCATGAACTCAGCCGGCATTTTTCTTAAAAAGAAATAAAGGGCGGTGAGCGACGACAACGACGTCAGGAGGCGGAGAAGCGAACCGCACGCCAAATCATTTAACTTAATTTGTGGTGAATTATGATTACTTTAATTACTGGAACGCCCGGCTCTGGCAAAACCTTGTTTGCTGTTACAAAGATTTTACAATACGTTAAACAAAATCAAAAATTACTTGAACAAGGCAAAGAACCCCGCATGATTTACGCCAATATAGACGGCTTAAACATAGATGGGGTAGAACCCGCCCCCATTGACTGGCGTGATACACCAGACGGTTCTGTGATATTTTATGATGAGATACAACAGCTAGAACCCTACAAAAAATCTCGTTATGATAATGAGATTTGTGATGCCCTGCAAATACACCGTCACACGGGGCATGATATTTTTGGCATTACTCAATTTCCTGTATTGCTACATCCCAATTTTAGGGCGGTTGTTGGCATGCACCATCATTTACATCGGGGGTGGGGTCTATCATCAGCGACCATTTTTAATTGGGCTTATTGTGTTGATTCCCCAAATGCTCCAAGCAATAAAAAGTTAGCCGAACACACCGAACGCTTTAATTATGATAAAAGCGTTTATAAGTACTATAAATCAGCAACCATTCACACCCACAAAAAACGCATTCCCAAAAACTTATTTTTTATTATTTTGGGTGTGGTTTTATTTGGCTATTTTGCTGTCAAAATGCTATTTTTTAATGATAACTTTTTTTCTAAAATTTATGGCAATTCTACCAAAAAAACACAGCAAGATGATGCCATCAATTCAACATTTTCATTATCAACCGATAATCAAAACAGTTCACAAAGTGAATCAATCACTCAAAATAATGATAAACATCATCAAGATGAATTACACAACCGTCGCTTGTTTTTATACCAAAGGGATTTACCAGAAGATTACATCATCAGACGTCAAGACCCCATGTTACAAGTAAGGGGTGTTATGAAAATGGGTAATGATTGCATCGCATACAATTCTTATGGCGACCGCATGACATTACCAATCAATGAATGTCTAGATTACATCAATAATGGCAAAGTTTATCGCTCTAACACAAATAGCTTTACCAATAATGCTGATTTTGATGCAACTCAAACCCAATCTGAAAATAGCTCTTGACTTATACCCCAATGGGTTATATAATATCATCAAATTAGGAGCTACAAATGCAGTTATTGACCTTTATTGAAACCAATATTTTTACAAAAGCCATTAAAGAATTATTTGATGATGATGAATATCGCAAGATTCAAAATGAGCTGTTAAATGACCCACAAAAAGGGGATTTAATTCAAGGTACTGGTGGACTTAGAAAGATTCGTTTTGGTCGTAACAGTGGCAAGAGTAGCGGTGTTAGAATCTTATATTATTATACAGATGAATTTGGTCGCATTTATCTGTTTGCGGTTTATCCAAAATCCGTCAAAGATAATATTACTAATGCTGAAAAAGCGGTTTTTAAAACCCTTATCACCATACTAAAACAGGAGCTTAAAAATGGATAAGCAACTATTTGATGACATCGTCGCTTCTATGAATGAAGCCATTGCCATTACAAAGGGCGAAATTGCCCCAAGTCGTACATTCACCTATGAACGCCCAAACATCAAAGACATTCGGGCAAAAACAGGGCTATCACAAACCCAGTTCGCCCAGAAGCTACATATTAGCCCTAAAACGCTTAGAAACTGGGAACAGGGCATTAGAACACCAACAGGCCCAGCCATTACCCTAATTAGATTGCTTGACAAAAACCCTGATTTAATTAGCATGGCTTAACTTATTCTGTTTTGCGGTGTAATGTCGCACCGTAAAACAGGTTAAATCTATGAATTTTGAAAAGCTATCTGATATCATCAAATACTATCAGACTTATCATTTAACAAAGTATAAATACACCTATCGGCTTGCACTGCTTGCCCCATTTGATGATTACCCATTATCCACGCTCCGCCGTGCTGATGTCAAAAAATGGGCGTTACAACGCCAACAGCAGGTATCCAATGCGACCGTAAATAAAGAAATTGCCTTTTGTCGTGCTGCGATAAATCGGGCTTCTACTGACTTTGAAGTCACCTTAAACAACCCATTTACCAATGTCAAATACATTGAATCTGATACAATCCCTAATTATCTGACTTATCAAGAGTACGAACGCTTACTAAGTGCAAGTCTTGAATTTGATAATACAGATTTACATGATTTCATCATCTTGCTTGTCATGACTGGATGTCGCCAGTCCGAAGTTTTAACGCTTAAATGGGCAAATGTACACTTGGATAAACACCAATTTATCGTAAGAAATACGCTAAGTAAATCAAGACGTACCATGTACAAATATTTGAATGATTCCGCTTATCAGGTGCTAAAAAACCGCCTTGCCAATAAACAAGGCGATTATGTTTTTACCAATCCCAAAACGGGCGAAAATATCAAATCATTCAACAAGGGTTGGCAACTCTGTAAAAAGCGTGCTGGCATTAACTGCCGTATGCATGATTTACGCCACACTTACGCAAGCTGGCTTGTTCAAAAAGGCGTACCAATTTATACAGTCAAAGAGTTATTAGGTCATGGCGACATATCAAGCACTCAACGCTATGCACATCTGGACTACTCTACCAAGCTACAAGCCGTCGATTTAATCGGCTAA